GACATCGAAGACGACGAGTGGAGATGGGTCAGTCATCATCTGGAAGTTCGAGGGCTTGACCAAGACCACTGACGACACCACGGAGCCGATCCCCTGGGCGGAATGGGCGGATCGGTCAGTGCAGTTTTTGGGGACTTTCGGCGCTGGCGGGACCATCGTGTGGGAGGGGTCAAACGATGGCGGGACGACCTATTTCACTTTGAGAGACCCTTTCGGCAACACGATCAGCGAGACCGGTGCTGGCGGCGAGGCAGTGAGCGAGATCACGGGTCTGGCAAGGGCCAGGGTGACGGCGGGAGATGTCACAACTGACCTAGATGTATATGTTTTGTGCCGCAGACAGAACCCGATGCGAACATGACGCCACACCAGGGGATCAGCATGAAGATGACCGACATGAAGATGGCTGCGGGAGAGCGGAAAAAGATGATGCCGACGACGGTTGAGACAAGCAAAGGCCCATCCTACCCGTGGGGGCTGGTGATCTCCTTGGACGCGGCATCCATGGACAAGATGGGAATCAAAGAAATGCCTGAGGTCGGGGTTGAGTGCGAGATCCATGGTGTGGGCAAGGTTACGAGGGTCTCGGAATCTGCATCGCCTGGCCGGAAAGACCGCAGCATGGAAATCCAGATCACCAAACTGGCCGTGGCCCACGAAAATGATGAGGAGTCGTTCCGGCGCGGCTTCGCGAAGGGGCCGAAGCGCGGGAGNTATTGATGGCCGTGAATCGTGGTAAGGCGCGTGTAAAGGCAGGCACGTCTCGGGCGGCAGCTGCGGAGAGACGCGCGCGGTTCATCGAAGTGTACTTGATGAATGGGGGAAACGGTCGTCAGGCGGCGATCGCTGTGGGGTTCAGTAAGGTTGCGGCTGATTCGCGTGCGAGAGAGTTGTTGCGTGAGCCAAGGATCAAACAAATTATCGCGGATCGTCGCGCGGAACTGGCCTCCAAATACAAGCTGACGACCGAGCGCATTCTGCAGGAGTGCGCTCGGATTGCATACGCTGATCCGCGACGGTTGTTCGGCGTGGATGGGAACCCGATTCCGATCCCGGAACTGGATGACGATACCGCGGCCGCGGTGGCAAGCTTCGAGCACGTTGAGGAGTTCACTGGGGTCGGGGAGGCTCGTGGGACAAAGGGTTACACGAAAAAAATGAAACTGTGGGACAAAAATTCCGCGCTGGAAAAAGCGATGAAGCACCTCGGGTTGTTCAAGGAGGACAACGCGCAACGGCCGGTACTGCCAGAGCGGGTGGTGTTGGAGTTTGTTGAGGCCCGGAAGCCGAAATAATGGCGTCAATCTGCAAGGCCTGTGGGCGGCGGCACGACCCACTGCTGAGGTGTGAGCGGGTGGTGGTTCACACTGTAGTTCACAGCAAGCCCGTAGTTCACACTGTAGTTCACAAACCACAGAAACCGGCGCCTACGATCAAGCGCAAGTCAGGCAAGTACTCGGACCTCGATGCACGCCGTGCCTACCGCCGCGCCTGGATGGCCAAGCGCCGGGAGCGCGCGTGACTGGAGCGACACGCAAACCGACTGCGCCGGCACAGGTGCCTGTGCAATTCCCGAGCATTTTGAGGCGATTGTTCGAGNCGTACAGGTACAAAATCCTGTACGGGGGCCGCGGTGGGGCGAAATCCTGGTCTGTGGCCAGGGCGTTGCTCACTCTTGGGATGTACGATCCGCTGCGGATCCTGTGCGCGCGGGAAGTAATGCGGACGATCGCTGATTCTGTGCACAGGCTGCTGTGCGATCAAATCGAGCGGATACCGGAGTTCGGGGCCTGGTATCGGCCGCAGGAGGCGTCTATCACTGGCGCGAACGGGGCTGAATTCCTCTACGCCGGGTTGAGGTCGATCGATGCGGACAAGATCAAATCCTATGAGGGCGTGGACATTGCCTGGGTCGAAGAGGGCCAGGTCCTGAGCAAGAGGTCCCTCGATATTCTGATCCCGACAATCCGGGCAGACCGGTCTGAGATTTGGATCACGATGAATCCTGAGTTGGACACCGACGAGGTCTACTCCAGGTTCGTCGCGTCGAGCCCGCCGCCGCGGTCCTGGGTGCAGAAAATCGGCTGGCAGGACAATCCGTGGTTCCCGGCGGTTCTCGAAGAAGAGCGCCGGACCATGCAGGTCAGGGACCCTGTCGAGTACGAGCACATATGGGAGGGGCGCCCGCGAACGGTGGTGGCCGGGGCGATCTATGCCGGCGAGGTTGTGCGGATGATAGAGGAGCGCCGGGTAAGACCTGTGCCCTACGATCCAAAGCTCCTCGTGCACACCATATGGGATTTGGGGTGGAACGATCAGACCAGCATCATCTACGTTCAGCGGCTACTGTCGGAGGTCCGTGTCATTGATTACGAAGAGGAATCATTCCTTGATTACGCCCAGTGGGCGAAGCGGATACGGGAGAAGCCCTACGTGTATGGATCGCATTGGCTGCCGCATGATGGGGGGAATAAGACGCAGGCCGGGAGGGGCGTGTCTGCACAGGACACGCTGAAGCCACTGCTCGGGATCAGACCAAGGTTGATTCCGCGGCCTGCGTCGAAGGAAGATCCGATCAGGTCGGCCAGGATGCTGTTTCCGCGTGCGTATCTCGATGAGGAGAAGGCGGCCCGTCTACTGCTGTGTCTGAAACGGTATCGCAGGGCAGTGCCGGAGGCGACGGGGGAGCCCGCCAAACCTGTGCATGATGAATACTCGCACGGAGCTGACGCCTGGGGAGGACTCGCGGTGATTGTGGACAAATTGGTCAACGAGTCGGATCGAGCGATACCACGGACTGAAGTGTTCGCTCCGCTTGATAGAGGGATGGGGATGTGATGGCGCTCCTGGGCGACGAAATCGAGCAGGAACAAGCCCCGCCCGAGATGATCGCTGAGGACCGCGCGGATCGGCTGAACGCGATGGCCGAGTCGCTGGCGAAGTCGAGGTCCGAGGCGATCAATGCACGCCAGGCTTCCGGGGTCGAGGATGATTGGGCGGAAGACGAAGAATTTTACATGGGGATGGACGATGCCAACCGTGGCGAGTTCAACTCGAACACGTGGCGGCAAAAGCCTCCCGGCTCTGCGGGACAGCCCGCGGTAGGCACGACTCGAAGCACGGTATTCCCGAACATCACAGGGCCATACGTGGATGCGGCAGCGGCGCGTATCTCTGACATGCTGCTCCCGACAGATGATCGTGCGTGGGGGCTGAAGCCGACACCGATACCGGAAATGGTGGCGTTGGCGAAGGGTAAGGTTACGCAAGGGCTTGCCCGCGAGGCGGCGGGGATGTACCCCGGGCAGCCGCAGTTGGCGAAGCAGCGCATCGCCCAAGCAGTGGCCGAGGCGACGGCCGCGATGGAGGCGGCGAAGGAAAAGGCTGGCCGGGCGCAGACTAGAATCGAGGACTGGCACATCGAGTGCCAGTATCACTCACATGTCCGGGCGGTGATCGAGGACGCGGCGCGCATCGGGACAGGGGTCTTGAAAGGCCCGATACCACTTGAGCAACGACGGNTCGCGCTGGCCGACGGTGGTATCCAAGTCGTCAAGCAGATCAAGCCTGGATCGAAGCGTGTGGACCCGTGGAACTGTTTCCCCGACCCGGCATGTGGGGAGAATATCCACAACGGATCATTTTTCTGGGAACGCGACTTCATCACGAAGAAGCAACTCCGGGAACTGAAGGGACAGGAAGGGTACTTCGACGGACAGATTGAGGCGTGCATCGAGGAGGGGGCGACTCGGGCGATAGCGGAATTCAAGCCTACGGCGGATATTCTGGTATCTGACGTGAAGCAGAGGGACAGGTACGAGATTTGGTATTTTCACGGCACAGCGGAGCGTGATGACATTCTAGCGGCTGGCTGTGACTGCGGGGAGTTGAAAGACCCGAACATCCCGGTCATGGTCACGATGGTGAACAACCGGGCCATCCGGGTGAGCATGAATCCGCTGGACACCGGGGACTTCCCCTACGACGTGATGGTGTGGAGGCGCCGATCTGGGCACTGGACTGGGACAGGTGTTACGAGGCAAATCAGGACCGCGCAGCGGATCGTAACCGCCGCGACGCGGAACCTGATGGACAACGCAGGCATCGCGGCCGGGCCGATGCTGGTATTCCGGCAAGGGGTCGTGTACCCGGCCGATGGCGTGGCTGGGATAGCTCCGCGGAAGGTGTATTACATCGCCCAGGACGCCGACGAGATGGTCGACGCGACGAAGGCGATCGGCGTGGTCAAGGTGGACATGCTGGTAGCCGAGTTGATGGAAATCATCCAACTCGGGCTGAAACTCGCCGAGTATGTGACTGGTCTGCCGATGATCCTGCAGGGGCAGCAAGGGCAGGCGCCGGACACGGTGGGCGGGCTGAAATTGCTGAACAACAATGCATCGTCCGTGCTGAGGAGGCTCGCGCGGTTGTTCGACGACCTGATTACCGAACCACATATCCGCAGGTACTATGTCTGGCTGCTCCAGCATGGTGAGGACGAGGAAAAAGGGGACTTTTCGATCGACGCCCGTGGTAGCTCGGCGCTGGTAGAGCGGGACATCCAGAACCAGGAACTCGGTCAGATGGGGGCGATTGTGCTTGATCCTCGGTTCGGACTGGACCCGAAGAAGTGGGCGAAGGAAATGCTGAAGTCCAGGCATTTCGATGTCAAACGATTCGAGTACGACGACGAACAATGGCAGCAGATCATCGAGAACATGAGCCAGGGCAAGCAGGACCCGAGGCTGGCTGTTGCGGAACTCAAAGCGAAGATGGACGCGCAGATTCTGCAACTGGAGCAAGCCTTCGAGGCCGCTGAGAATCAGAAGGATCGGGATCTGGAGAAGATGCTCAAGGGCATCGAGGCCGAGATCGAGCGGGAGCGCGGTGCTGGGGCGAAGGACATTTCGCTTGACCGGTTGAAGGGGCTCTTGAGCGACACGGTGATCAAGGTGCGGGCTCAAGGCGAGATGCAAAAGCGAGAGCATGCCGTGCAGATAACCAAGCCACCGGTTGAGCCGAAGGGGCGGGCGAAAGCGGGACGGGCATACACACAGTAAGGGATGAAATGAAACAAGCTACCCTGATCATTTACCGTTCGGAGAATGGACGCGATGGCTGGCAACCAGTCATGCCTGATGACGTACCTGGGTGGGTGAGTAACCCCATCACCCTGGGTCGCCTCATCGCTGGCGAAGAGTGCATGAAGGCCGACGAGGGCGACAATGGAAGCGCGTGGTATCGCGCAGTGAAGGTGCTTAGCGATGAAGACGTGGCCCGAATCGAAAAGGCGAAAGCCAAGCGGGCGAGACGCGCGAAGCACACGGTGCATTGATGGCTCAACGCGAGCGGGTGTTGTCGGATATTGAGTGCGATTCCACGGTGT